AGTAAACTTATTTGGTTTCCAACCTAACTTCATAAGTCGTTCAGCTATTTGTTTACGAGATGCAAGATTAAATTCTTGATAACTAACTTTAGTAAAAGGAACACCCTTTACATAGCCACGAGATTTATTATTTACTTTAGGAATAAATTCTTCTTCAATCTTTAATGGTGGAAAAGTTTTATGTACTTCTTTTTCTAACTGTTCAGCTTTATCTTCAAGCATAGCATATAAGTTACTTGCTTTTTGTTGGTCTAAATAAAAACCATTGTTCTCTTGTCTAGTTATAATTGAACGTATATCATGCTCAAGTCTTAAAGATTTTTTAGAAAAGTTTTTACCTTCAACAATTAATTTTTTATAAACTTGATGAGTTACATCAACATCTCTTTTACAATACGTTAACATCTCTTGACTAAACTGTGAGAAGTTATTGAACTCAATCTTTTTTAAACCAATACGTTCACCCCAGGAATCAAGTGAATGACCTTTATCTCTTTCAGGATTGTACAACTGTGACATGATTAATGTATCAGTTATTTGTCCAATAGTTATTTTTGTATTCAGTAATCTATTTAGAACTGGTGCGTCAAATGAAACACCATTATGCATTATGATTTCTTTACAATGATTGTTAATAAAGTTGGGTAGTTTAGTATAACAATCTTCACCTACAAATGAATACGTTTTATTTTCATCAATGTTCTTAGCGACAACACAATGAATATTCTTTGCATCAAGTGAATCAGTTTCAATGTCTAATACTGTTCTCATTTAACCTGAATGTAATCTTTTATTGTTTGTATTGCAAATAGTTTTTGTAAATTAATTAAGTACATCTTTGAAGCATTATGGTCTCCACCACTTACTGAAACTTTTCTGTCTAAAGAATTAATAATCTTTTTTAGATTGTCAGTTTTGAATACTAACGTAGCATAAACATCTTCACCCACACAAAGATTATGAAACCAGTAGTCAGCTTCAGTTGCATTGATACCTGAAGGTTTGCCATAACTCTCATATTCAATCGCAATGTTACCAGTCTTTTGCCATACATCACGTTCAGATTTTACTTCAATCTTTTTATCTTGAAGCATATCCTTTATGGCATCTTCCCTGACCTGACCATAAGCTAAGTCAAGGTCAAACTTTTTTCTATTATCCTTGGTTGGTTTCATTGCCATTATTTTTTTCCTTAAAAGGGTTTTCTATTTCAGTCATACGTCCATTTTCTTTTGACCATAAAAGATAAGAAGCAATACCAGTAATCCCTGCGTATCTATTCTTCAATACTCTAATGATTGAAGTGTTAGCTGATACTTCATCTTCTTCTTGTTGGTTTCTTTCCATACCAATTACTGCATCAGATAATTGTGCAATGGCATGTGAACCTCTCAAATGAGAAAGAGAAACTTGCTTACCTTCTTCGTGTCCCTTATCATTATCAAGTCTTCTTAGATGTGAAACTAAAAACATTCCTACTTTTGTTTCGTGACAAAGACCTCTGAGTTTAGTCATTAATAAATCAATAGCTTTTCTTTCATTATTATCTTCACGAGCTGACATAATTAAACTAAGGTGGTCAACAAATATCCATTTACAATCACAACCTTTAGCCATAAAACGTATACGAGACATAATTTGTTCATCACTCAGAGAGCCAAATGAATTATTATAGATAGTTAGTCTGTCACTATCAAACTCATCAACAACTTTATTTAGGTCTTCAATGTTTTCTTTTTCCCATACTTCATCAAGATGTAATTGTTTATTGGTATGTATACCTAACACACCTTGTAAAGTTCTTTCTGCATCTTCTTCAAGAAATATTAAACCAATATTATCTTGAGTTGTTTTCCAAAAGTGATAGACTAGTTCTCGCATGAATGATGATTTACCCATACCAGTCCCTGAAGTAATCGTTACAAGTTCTCCAGTCCTTGCACCATAAAGCTTTTCATTTAATCCATTGAAAGGATAAGGACAAGTTTTTCTATCTTTCTTTTTCCAAAGATTATCTCTTATGTCTGATACTCTAAGTATACCTTCAGGTGTATGTGCCTTTGCATTCCACCAACATTGAACAAACTTTTGTCTTTGCCCTGCTCTGAGGTATTCATTAGCATCTTTTAACTCCATATTAACAATCTTACATTTGTTAGGTGAAAATATTTCAGCTACTTTATTTGCAGTTGCCCTACCTATATCGTCATTATCAAAACAAATAATTATATTTTCAAAACTATCTAGGTATTCAAAGTTTTGTTTACAATCTCTAACTGCTGACTGAACTCCATTCTTAATTGATACTGATGCCCATTTAGAACCCATCATTTCATAGGCAGACATAGCATCACATTCACCCTCACATATAGTAATATACTTTTGACCACCACTAAATAACTGTTGACCAAATAATTGTGACAACCCAAAGTTACCTTGAGCAGTAAACTCTTTTGGTAAAGTTCTTATCTTATTTGCTACGTGTTTTTTATCTGCACTATAATAAGGATAAACGTGCTTAGTTATCATACCATTGTTAGTTAGGGTTGTTACTCCATACTTACTGGCAGTTTCCTGAGATATACCTCTATCTTTTAATGGTGTTGTTTGACCAACATATAAATCGTTATTCGTAGTATTATTCATTGGTGTTGCTACTCCTTCAGCTTTTTCATAGTACCCACAGTCAGGTGTAAAACAATGTGCATGACCATCAGTATATCTTGCTAAATTATTTTTACTTCCACACTTTGGACATGCTTCATGTCTTAAAAATTTACTTTCCATCTTTAACATTTAAACCCCCTAAAAAATTATAGTTAAATAAAATAAAGCAACTGAAAATATTGCTAAACAAAACTCAATTATTTTTCTCATATAAACCCCTAGTGTAATTTGTCGTTATCATTTTTATCGTACATAAACTCAAATATTTCATCACCTTCAGTTGGTGGTTCTCCCATACCTAATGCTATAAGTTCTTGAGCAGTATCATTTAATGCGTTCTGCATTGTAAGAAAACCATAGTAATCTTTTTCAGCTTTGGTTATAGCTGTAATTGCTAATGCTCTTGCCATTAAGTAAATAGTTTCAGGTGAATCATATTTAATTATTAACTCCATAATTATTTTATGTATTTTAATAACTACTTCTTCACGTTCTTTTATTGTTAACTTCTTTAGTTCCACTATCAACTCCTTCCATCATTTCAACAAAACCATTTATGTCTTTCAATGGAACTTGTTTAATATTTGTTTCACCACTTGCAGTTAATATAAAGTCAGCAACTGAAGTTGGTATATCATCATAACTTTTAAATTTTAGTATCATTATGCACTCCTTCTATGAAACCATCCATAGTCATTTGTTTCATTTTTTCTTCTTTATTATGAATTATATTTATCATTTTGTCAAGATACCATTTAGCTTTTTGTAAATCTTCTAAAGGTTTTTGTTTATAATCGTATCTCCATAAGTATTTTATTGTGTTTCCTTTTAAATATCCCAGGAACTCTTTCTCTGACATTGAAGCTTTGATACCATCAATACATTCAATGCCATCTTTGTTATAATGTCGTGGATTGTTTACGTTATCGTATTTTTTTGTAGACGTGTCCATATCTTTTGTCCTTTCTTTTATCACCAAATTCTTTTGGTGTATCACATTTAACTGCCTTTATTTTATAAGGTGGTTTTGTTTCTTCATAAATTTTCATTACAGTTTTCTCACAGTTATTATATAACCTAGGTAAAACCTTTTGATGTATTTTATTATCATACTCAAACCATACTGTTATTAAAAAATATGTGAACATATTATCTAATCTCCATTGGCACAGTACATTGTCTTCTTTGTACTTGTATATATTTAGGGTCAAGTGGTACACCTTCTAAAAACTTTTGTCTTATTAAATGATGTTCCCAACCAATACACATATATCCTGATTGACTTAATTTACTTCTGTCAATATTTCTTATTGCATATTCTTGTTCAGCTATCATACTAGCATTATCACAGTTAGGTAATTCTCTTACAAATAATTCTACGTCACCAACTGGTGAAGCAAAAGTTAAATATAACGCAAACATTTCTTTTATCATTTATCCAACTCCTTTGTTACACATTTTTGCTTGTAATACACGTTACCCAAGAATGTGAGACTAGGGTTCTGTGGCTCTGGTTTTTTCTTACCAACATACTCCCATACACAAGTCATATTCTTGTTATTGTTTGCACGTTGGTGAAAAAAGTCAATGTTATCAAGGGTATAGATGTTAAATACTAACCCAAGTATTAATGTTTCAACTCCCATTAAAATAATCTCCTATAAAATATAATATTAAAAATATAAACAAACCCATCATAAATCCAAATAGGATTTGTAATATAAACCATAATGTTCTGTCAACTTTAGTAGACATAAACAACTTGTGGTAATGGTGTATAATCTATTCTCCTATCAACGTGTATGAATGTTCTTGCTACTCCTACAGACCAACCTATATCTATTGCTCTTTTAATTAAGTCTTTTCTGAAGACTGAATTAGGTATGGCAATGTCAACTGCACAAGTATCTGTACCCCATTTATCATTACCAATCTTGTGGAATGAGTTGGGACTTGCAGGATAGCCACGACTTTTTAACCAGTCATTGTGTTCTGCTGAACGACAACAAGAAGTTATCTGTAATGGTTCACCCACATTCTCTCTTAAATTTATTAAACAATTTAAGAAACCTTCAGCTAAAATAATATCTTTAGATGTAGGACATTGTAATTCCTTTTCACTAAAGTATTTATTTTCGTAGTAGTTTATTCTTTGCGACATTACTTATCTCCTTTATTTTTTTTGTCATTAAGTTCTTTAATTCTTTTGTAAGAATTATATAGTTGTTTATTTAGTTCTTTTATTTCTCTTTCGTACATTTCGCTTTTCCTCATTACACTCCTTTCTTTTATCTAATAGTTTATCTAACTGTTTAAAAAAGACATCATTAAATATTTCATTTAATTGTTTACAACAATCTTTATTATCTATTTCTTTAATTCCAATTACAATATACTTAATAATCATTATGTCGTTCCTTTAAAAACAATTATACACATTTTCAAAATACTTTGTCAAATTAAAAATGCGTTTGTCAAATTACTGACACATATGTGTTGCATAAATACCACAACCTATTCTTGTGTCAATTCTTTGACTTCTTCTTTTGTCATTTTATTTATAATAATAGGTGTATACTCACCTATATATGCACCAATGACATTGAATTGTAGATACTCGTGTGCTTCTTCCACACTCATATCGTCACGAGCCACTAAAATCTTAACCATCTTGGTTAAATCGTAGGCAATAACTGTTTCCATATTATGTCTTTCAGCAGTGCCTATGATTGCATTGTCAAACCCATCCCATTTAAGCATCACTCAATCCTTTCTATTGTTAGAGAGTGCCTATACTCAGGTTCAGTATTAGCATCTATAAACTTTGTTTGTATTTTTAAGCCATATTTTTTTAATAAAATATTAATAATTTCTATTCTCTCTTTAAATCTTTCAGAGTCATAGCTATCATTAAAACCTATTTCTATTAGTTCTTCTATCTTAATTAGTTTAAGAAATTCATATGTAGGTTTACTCATCATCTTCTTCCTTGTCTAAATCAAATCTAATCCATATTGATGCACCTGCTTCATCACTGAAGTGTTCTACTTCTTCATAGTCAACTGGTGCATTTTCATCTAACCATTTGATAAATTCTTTTTCATTCATCTTCCAACTCTCCTTTCTCATACTCTATTTCTTCGTGCAATGTGTGATTCATTGCAGTTAATAACATATGTTGAGCAGACGCAGTTGAAGGTGCAG